TCTCTCACTCTACTACTTCAATTCTAAATTCTTTATTGTCTCCAGTATCAATTTCTTGTCTTGGAACGTAGCCTCTAGATTTACCGATTGTTTTTAAATAGAATATTATAGAAGTTTCTTTCTCGCCTTTAATACAGTCAAATAGTTTAGACTCTACAAAATCTATAGCAGCATTTTTTATGTCTTGTACTTTAGACTTGTAGTCTTCGTCTTCTTCTAACCATCTGTAATGAGTTATTCTACTTATACCTACGCTTTGACAAGAAGTTGTTACTATGCCATAATACTCCTCTAAGGCTTTAAGCATTTTATTTTTATTGTCTTCAGTTTTTTCTAACATTATATCTTTTTTATAGTGTAACATCTGTAACATTACTCTACTAATATAACGTAAATATTTTAAGTTTTAAATTGTTCTTATAAACGTATCATATTTTCTAGCTCCTCTTCTTTTAATACATCCAGTATTTCTACTACTTGTTCAATAGACTCAATATTTTCTAGGCTTTTAATTTTATTCATAATAATAAATAAGTCTTCAGCAGAAACTGTAGTTTGTTCTATTAACCTTTGCCAATTATTAAATTCTGGTCTTCTGTTTTTTATCTCTTCAAATAAATTAACCCTATAGAGGACTGTCGAATGATCTGACTTTTTTCCTTTGGTCTTGTAGTACTTAGCAATTCCGTGAAATGTTTTGTTTTTTACTTTTCTCATTATATAGTCAAAGAAGGCTCTAGCGTCTACGTGTTTTTGTGTTCTTCGATTCTCGAATATATCTATCTCAGTTAAACTTATTACAAGGTTTGCTATTCTATCGTAATCTTTCATATTAAAATAAAGTTTTTTCTCTTTTAAGACTTTTATTTGCTTTGTTATAAATATCATTCAAATATTCAAAAGTATCATTTTCATTATTATAAGCAGACATATAATTTTCTTTACACATTTTTCTTATAGCTAGTAGGTTTATTTTCTTATTATCATAATATAACATTTTCATAGCCCTAACAAATTTTTGTGAATAAGGAGAAGTTTTAGAAGGATACTCATTCATTATTTTTAGAATTTGAAAAATATTATTTCCTGTTTTTAAATCTGCTTTATATTTACCGTACTTTAATTTAGTTTTTAAACCAGTACTTGTTCTTCCTGACATTAAAAGTTCTAGACTATTAATAGGTTTTAATTTAGATTTAGTTACTGTATTTAGAACATTAGCTTTATTTAGTGCAGCTTTTATATCTAAGTTTCCTTTTCTCATTTGATAATTAGCATAATCTAAAGATGTCCAAGTAGTACTAGTATTATTTATATCTACCGTGTTACTATCTCGTTTCCAGGCTTTACTAATTATGTAAGGAACTACATATCCTAATTTCTGTAAAGTCCAGAACCTGTGCTGTCCGTCTACAATTTCATTTTCAGTATTTACTATTATAGGAATTTGTATTCCAATTTCTTTAATACTAGTTTCTAGTTTTTTTAATATTCTTTGATTAGGCTCTCTATTAGAGTCTAGTAGTTTGAATAAGTTGTAGTTTTTAGTTTCGTAAATGTTAAATTTTTCTATGTTCATATTATTAATTTTAAAGTGTTCCTTTTATTATGTATTGGTCTATGTCAAAGTCTGACTCTATAAAGTCTTTGTATATTTCGATACCTGCGTGTACTGAGGCTTCTCCTTTTAAGTAGAAATTCTCTGAGCAGTCCCAAACCCCAACGTCTAGATTCTTTTTGTCTATACACAAAAATTTAAAGTCTTTATATTCTACGTTAAAGAGTTGACAGTATATGTAAACTTGGTTATAATATCTATATGCGTCTGCAGACTTATAAAAGTTCTTTACGTCTATAGTTGTTTTTAAATCTACTATGCCTCCTTTGTTTTTCAACACGTCTGCCTTTCCTCGAAAAGGATAGCCATTAATATTATCTATCATAGGAACTTCAAACTGTGAGTCCTGGATTAAACTAAGTGCTGTCTCATTTCTAAGTAATGCATCACATAATCTTTCAGCATCGTTTTTCTCTTTCATTGTAAAAACCTGATCGTGAAACTTCTTAGCTTCTTTATATTTATTAGTGTTCTTACTTTGTACATCCACAAAAACTATATCATTAATCTTTTCTGGTTCTAAGATCATAGTGTGAAATAAGTGTCCGTCTCTTAATGGTTGCGTTTCTTTTTGTCCATACTTAGTAATATATAAATAAGTCTTTGCACTATCTAGAAGAAGTTTAATAGAACTACTAGACAAAGCATTTTTTCCTAAGTACCCATAGTAGTAAGAGTCATCGTACATATTATCTATAACTTCCTGTTTGTTTTCTATTTTACCGTCTAGAAGTTTAATTGAATTTGTCATAGGCTTTGTTTTTGTTTTTTAGTAGTTTAATTATTATTTCTTTGTCAGCTATAATTTCACATAACTGTTTAGTATTGTCTTGTTCTTTTAAGTATGCAGTTCTTAGACAGTCTATTTCTGCTCTATACATTTCTATTAGATTATCTTTTGCTGTCATAAATTTATAAGTTTTCTAAGTTTAGATATTTCTTTCTGAAGGTTTTCTACTTTTAAGTCTGCTTTACGTGCTCTTTCTACTGCTCGTAACTTGTCGCTTCTAAATTCCTCTATCATTTTATTATGAATAAATCTATCACGCTGCAAAGTATTAGTATAAAATATAGTTTCTAGAAAAGACTTTATAAATAATCTTAAATCTTTATTAGAACTATCTTTTTTCCATTTGTTTAAAGTTTCTAAACAAACTGATGTGTGAGTGTTGTATTCTATATCCTTTAGGACTTCGGCTTTGTCGTGTTTTATTTCCAATATGTATAATTTTCTCTTTTATAAAAGTAAGAAAAATAATAAAACTAACCTAATTGTTCCAGTTTATCCTAGAAGCTAGGTTTTCTTTTAGTAAGTAAACTTCTTTTAATTCTTTCTTATTACTCCATAACGTAGTAGAAGGACAATACCTTTTACTTATTTTAGGAAGTTGTATTTCATTAAGCCAAAATAAATAATTTCCTTTTTCGTCTGCAACGAAATATAACTTAACTATATCTTTATTCATAGACATTAAGTAGTCTAGTTTAGATTTCTCTAGAAGTTTTTCTGGATAGTATTTATTGCGAAATTTCATTTCTATTACACATCTTATTCGGTTTCCGTCATTATCAGTCTTAGGAGTATATCCTGAAGCGTCATAGTGTTTGTACTTGTCTTCGTTTCCTGTCCATTTCAAGTCCCACCCATCTAGGTTAAGTAGAAATACTACTGCTTTCTCATATTCCTGGACTTGTTCAAGTTTCATTTTTTTAATATTTTTTATTTAAATTTTCTTTTCTTAATCGATATCTTTTTGACTCATTAAATAATATATTTAAATCTTTTATCCAAGTAACAGTCGGTTCTGGTTTACAGGTGCACGGACGATAATAGGTTTTACGAAAATACTTTGCGTGTAATTCCCAAACGAGCTCAAACTCTTTTTGTACTAACCTTTGACTTGTAGACTCTCTAAAGTCTTTCCAAAGAAAATAATCTTCTCTATCCATTTCTATCTATTTTAAAATTATTAAGTGCATTTTTTCTGTCTTCACACCCACACGATTCGTAGCCTAACCAGTCTATTACAATTTTGTTTACTAGCCATTTGATACCTGTCCATTTAAAAATGAACTCTAGTTTATCCCCAAGTTTTAGATTCATATAATTTTTTTATTTGTTCTTTAATATTTTTAACAGTATTGTATAATGAGTAATAAGTAATATTAGTATCTCTACTAAGCTGACTTATACTTTTGCTATTTAGAAAAACCTCTTCAAATACTTTACGTTGGTAGAAATTAAACATTTTACTTTTATCGTACTCTTCTAGTTTAGGATTATTAAGGTCTGTCATTTCTATATAGTCTTCGTGCAAAAACCATTCTTGTATAGCTCTATGATTATCTAAGTCTTCAGATTCTATGTTAGTTTCTTCTGCAGGTAAATAATCTAAATTTTCTAGACTTACTACTTTAACTCTTTTTTCAGCTCTTTTTAAATTTTTAAACATATTGTAAAGAGTCAGATACACAAAATAAAAGTTTACTTCTTTTTCATTATACATTATAGATTTATTATGCTTTTTTAAATAAGTATCTATTTGTATATACATTTCCTGGATTAAGTCTTTAGCAGTATCTATATTACACCCCCAAGATTTTAGGTAGTTATGCCATATTCTTTCGTGCTTAACTAACTCTTCTATTGACTTTTCCACAATAGAAAGATAAGAAAAATTTTAAAAAGGTTGTATAATTTTTTTTAGAACACTAACTCCATTGATACTAAAACCTACATTATTAACTAAAGCTCTTAGTTTTATAGGGTCATCAATACTTGTCGGTCTTCCTCCAGTTTCAGTTTCTTTAACTTTTCTAACGTGAATCATAGAAATCATAAATTCTGTAGGGTGTTGTATATATCTATGAACTACTAGAAAATCGTCTGCTCTGTTTACAAACTTTCCTCCTCCTTCTACGTCTGCTGCGTTTGGAGGTATAGGATGTCCTGCGTATTCGTGCTCTAGTCTGTGCATAATTCTCAAAGCAGAAGTGTTAGCGTGAGTGTTTACCCAAACAGCTATATTGTTTTTTTTAGCAAATATTCTCAATTCAGTTGTAGCCTGGTAATCGTATTCGTGACCACCTACAGAACTAATTAACTTAGGGTCTTTTATTAAAGAGTTGTAAGGGTCTATAAGCAAACCCTGATAGTTCCAGGCATCTTTAACAACTTTACACAAATCTAAAAGTTCTCTGTAAGTATAAGTTTTATTAGCATCTATAATTTTAAAGTGAGTATAAATAAATTTACTGTGTTTTTCAAATTGTTTTTGAGGCACATCCTGGATAGGTCTTTCTTCTAGAAACTCTATTAGTTTTCTTATAATAGAATACGCTTCATTTTCAGAACTAAAGACTAGCCATTTAATTTGATGCTTAATTGAATAAGCTAACATTAAATAAAGAACTATAGTTGTCTTTCCAGTATTAGAATGTCCTAGTACAATATTAAAACTTGAAGGTTTAAATCTAAAGTATTCGTCTATTTCTGGAACGCCTAAAATTAAGCCTTCTTTAATTTTTCCTGTCCGTATGTCTTGTAAATGTGCAGTAACTTTCTCATAGTTTATTAGCATTGTTTAAATGTAGGTATTAAAAGTGAAAAAAAAAAGGGAGCTATTAACTCCCCTTTATTAAAATGGTAGGTCTTCTTTAGCTTCCGCTCTAGGCAGATGAGCTTTCTGAGCATCGTCAGATTTTTGTAAAGGAATGCTTCTCTTGGCATAAAACTTGCTAGGGTCAGCTTTCTTAGACATTATGTCTAGAACAATTTTATCGTTCCCTTCAGCCTTAGCTTTGTTTAACATTTTAATACATTCGTCTACATCCATTAGAAAATGCAGTTTAATAAATTCATACTTAGATTTGTAAGGAGCTACGCAGTTCCAGTACTCAGTTTCGAAATTAGACATTTGTTATTTGTTTTAGTTTGTTATAAAATAATTCAGTAGTTTCTAGTACCGTACTACTCTTGACGTTTGGTGTGTTAGAATATAATAAAGCTGCTGATCTTAAACAAGACTGAAACTCTATAGAGGTTTGCTGAGAAACTGGTTTTTGAAAACTTCTAGTTTCTGTTTTAGGTGTTCTAATTAGTTTTGCTGTATTGTACTTAGCGTTACTAATTTCAAATTCAATTTCTTCTCCTACTTTTAATTCGAACTGTGTTTGTTCAACTCCGTTCTTTTCTTTAGGTTGAAAGAAACTCCAAGTAACCCCATTAGCTAGAGTAACTTTGTAGACTTGTAATTCTTTGTAATCTTTGTCTCTGTTAATAAATGTAATTTTTCCTGTCATTATTTTTTGTGTTTAATTAATAAGCAGACTCTCTGCTCTTTCTTTTTGCATTGTAAGTAATTCGTTTTCTTTTTGTAACCAGTGTACTTTGGATTCAAGTAACACTATCCTATTGTGTAGGTTTTTAATCTCTGAAGTCATATTTTTTCTGTGTTTATAATACAAATATAATAAAAATATAATAAACAAAAAAAGGGAGCAGAAGCCGAGTGACTAAATACTCCCTTAACACAGAGAAAATTATACCGCTAATATAACTTAATTAATCTATATTAAACTGACTGTTTAAAACTTTATAGTATTCTATTTTTTCTAGTAATTCAGGTGTAGAAATTTTAACTATTTCTCTACTTAATTGTAAAAGTTCTTGAGCTATATCGTAACCGTATTCTTTATTTAAATTTAAAGCAAACTCATAATTTCTTCCTTGAGAATGTACATTACAGCCATAGCATTGAGGTCGGCAGTTGTCTTCTGACCATCTAGTAGAATAAAACCTTCTAGACATAAAATGACCATTTTGCATAGAGTCCTTATAAAATTTAATTCTTTTGCAAGTGTAGCATTTTACATAACCGTTATGATCTGAGTATTTTAAACGAATATATCTACTAAATTCTGCGTCTAGTTTCTTTACAATTTTACTTCGTGTAGGTTTTTTTTTCAAATTTTTCTTGCATTATATTATATTAATACTATATTAATAAACTTATATTATATAATACTTATATTAATATTAGTCTTATACTATTTATTAGAAATTTTTTTCAATTTCTCTAGTCCTCTAGAACCAAAATAAGAACCAACTATAACAGTTAGCAGACCAGTAATAGACTCCAGGGAATATTCTAGAAACCATCCTACTACGTAAGCTACAGAAAAAAATATTAAGACTATGGGTCTTACGTTTTTGCTTAAATAAGAATCTGAAGTTAAGTCGTATTGCCATCTTTTAGAAACCTCTTGCATTTCAATAGAGTCCATTTCTAATAGCTTTAAAGCAGTTTCTTTGTCTTGTATAGACAAACTATCGTCTTTACTAATTAAGTTCTTTAGAAGCCCTAAGAATCCTTTGTCTGGAATGTTATTACCTAACGTATCAAATAACCCACCTTTTCCAATAAGAAACTTTCCGACCTTAGTGTCTTTAAACTTTTTTTTCATTTGTATTCCTCTTTAGCGTCAAAACTAGGACATAGTTTTTTATTAGTAAAGTCTTTGTGTCCGTAGACTATAGTATTAGGAAACCTTTCTTTAAGGTCGTTTATAAGTAAGAGTAGAGATTCTTTTTGTTTTTCGGTTCTGGTGTCTTCCCATTCTGTCATATCTCTATTCATTCCTCCAATATAACAAATACCTATAGAGCTTCTATTTTTTCTGAAACAGTGAGCTCCTATTTTTTGTAGTGGTCGACCATCCTGAATAGTACCGTCTAGTTTAATAATAAAATGATACCCTACGTCTGACCATCCATTTCCGTTGACGTGCCAGTCTCTTATGTCAGTAATATCAAAGTCTTGAAACTCTGAAGTTCCTGAACAGTGGACAATAATTTTATCTATTTTTCTCATTATTTATCCAACGACTAATAGTGTAGCCTATAGTACAGATAAGTAATATAATTTTTAAAGCAAGTTCAACATCAGTCATCGAGACCCCTAGGGCTATAGTATTGTAAAAATATATTTTCAAATCTGTATAGTTCATTATGATTCTTTTTCGTCTTCTAGAACTTCAAATTCTCCTGTCTTTAGATCAACATTAATTTTTCCGTAAGACTTTTCTAGTTCTTCTTTAGTTTCTTTTTGTTCTAGATCAATAGAATAAATAGCTTGTTGTAATAAGAATATTTGATATTGATAGTCTCCTATTCTAAGTTTTAACTCAGCTTTTCCGTTTTCTTGTTTTTGTAGTAACTCTAACTCTTCTTTTTTTAATTTAGACATTTTAATATTTTTTTTGTGAATAGTAAATATATTATTTTTTCTTCTTTTTTACTACTTTTTTACTAGACCATAATTCATTTGTTAATTCAGTAAGCTCATATTCTTTAGCCTTTTCTACGTCTCCTTGAATTATTAAGTCTTGACCTTCAGAGTAATTTACTGTTACGTTTCCGTCCATAGTACTATTTGAATACCAAATCTTAATCTTATTGTCTTGTATCACTTCTACTCTTTGTATTTTTTTCATATTATTTACAATTACATTCTTTCTTTAACGAATCTACTTCTGCTTTTAGTTCTTGTATTGCTTTTACAAGTAATGGAGTTATTCTTCCATAATCCATACCTTGAGGTTTTTCTCCATCTTTTTCCCCATAAATTGCATCTGGAAATATTTTTTGTACTTCGTGTGCAATAAACCCTTCTGCTGAACTATCATTTTCCTTCCAATCAAATTTAACAGGTTTTAATTTAGATAATCTTTCTAAACCATTTTCTAAAGGTTTTATATTTTTTTTCTGCCTATAATCAGATGTAGTTCCATAAACTACAGAAGTTGTAGTTGAACCGTTTATTTCTCCTGCTAACGTAGAATTTCCACTTGACATAAACCTTGCATATCTCCAAGCACCTGCATATATAGCTTCTGCGTGAAAATAAGCTACATAATTAGATGAATTTCCAGTTAAATGAGTTATTGCATCATTAGAAGAATATGTAGAAGAATTTGGACCGATTAAAACTCGCCCCCCACTTGTAATCTTCATTCTTTCATTTCCACCAGCAGTCATAAAACTTAATTCTCCTTGACTACCTAAAGCACTTATAGTACCAACTAAATTTGCTGATTTAAATATAGCTACACCACCATTTCCAGGGTCGTTTCCTGATTGTACCATTATTCCTTCAGTATCTGCTAAACTATCTTGATTTACTGTCAATTTAGCTAAAGGACTATCTTCATCTATTCCTATTTTACCAGCACTTGTAATACGCATTTTTTCTGTCAAAGTAGAACTCGCACTTGTGTAAAATAACATATCATTATCAATAGCATAATTAGAAGTACTTGATGAGGCTATTTTAACTCCTCTGTTTGGGTCTCCATCAGTACAATGTAATAATATACTTGTTCCGTGTCCTGTTCCTGCTGCATTAATTGGATTCACAAGTTGTAATCCTGTAACTATACCTGCAGATGATTCGTGAGTTCCAACAAGACTCCCAGTGCTTCTTATACGCATTTTTTCTGCATCATTTGTTCTAAAGACCATAGCGTTACTAGAATGCCCATAATAAATTTGACCTGGATTAATATCGCTTGGGTCAGAAAAATTTATATATGATTCTCCGGTGTCAGAACTTGATTTAATTCTAACTTCTGCACTTGTATGATTAACAACTAATTTTCCATTATTTATGTTTATATCATCATTTGAAGTAATTTCTCCTGCAAAAGTTGCGTTTTGTGAACTACTTAAAGTTAATGATGTAGTATTATTAACACCTAATTGTAGTGTTCCATTATAATTGTTGTATATTTTAGAAGCATCTGATGAATCTTGAAATAATCTTAAACCATTAGAATCAGTTGTTGAGTTTTTTATAACTAATACCCCACTTTCTAAATTAACTCCAGTTTCTATTGTAACATCTCCTGCAAAAGTTGCGTTTCCTGAAGTGTTTAATTCAAGAACTTGTGTGCTTGGAGTGGTTGTGTTTCCACTTTGAACATAAAATCTTAAATTAGTTTCATTAAATATACCCCAAGAATAATCTGTTCGTGTTAATGCAAATTGAGATATATTACTATTTGATGCACCATCTACAACTAATTTATGTGCTGTTACATCTCCTCCAAAAGTTGCGTTTCCAGAAGTAATTAAACCTCCTGTAATGTCTAATTCTGCTTGAGGATTAGTATTGCCACCAAGTCCTATATAACCATTAGAAGTTTTAGCAAATAAAACTGTACTTCCAGTTTGAAAATTATTATCAAAAGATTGAAAAAAGAATCCACCAAAAGAACCCTTTGCTTCCATTCTCCAGTTGCTATTTGTATTATCAGTATCTTCAAAATCAAGTATTGGTGTTGAATCTGAAATTGTTATGTCATCTCCAAAAGTAGATTTTCCTGTAACATCTAAAGTTCCTGCAACTACTGTATTTCCACTTGTAGCATTTACTGTAAACTTGTCTGTATTTACCGCAAAGTCTCCTGTAACTGAAGCTCCTAGAGTTGTATTTAAAGAACCTGTAACAGTTAAAGCTGTTCCGCTTTCTGAAACTATAGAGTCTCCTATCGTATTAGAAGTAGTAAAGACTGGTAAATTACCTGTCGTTCCTTGTCCGTCTATTTGACTATGATCTAGTTTTGACCATTCGTTATTAGCATCTGCTATAACCCAGTCTCCAATAGACCAGTTTGTAATTCCGTTTAAGTTTGTTGTTCCTGCAAAATTAACCACATAGTATTGACCTTGAGAAATAAAAGGACTAGCATCAATAGTATATGCTTCTGCGGTTAGCATTATATCTGCGTCTAGAGTTAATTGAGTATTACTGTCAATAACTGTAACTAAAGCAGTTTGTCCGTCTACTTGGTTTATTACTTTATTTCCTACGCTTACAGTAGTGTTAAAATTTTGACTAGAATCTATTAATTTAAAAGCAGTAGTAGCTCCGTCTGTAGTTCCTGAGTCTACTTCTCCACCTCCACTAGTTAAATTAGGTGTGTTAGTTGCAGCGTCCCAAGACCCTTTAAAAACTAAACCACTAGAAATAGAATTTATTTGAGATTGTACTTTTCCAAACGCTTCTAGAATAGTATCTGAAGGTTCTATATTTCCTGCTGCAGGAGTCGGAAGTCCAGTTAGAACTTTAGCTGTAACCGCTGAATTTAATAAAGTAACAGCTCCGCTTACATTACCGCTTCCGTCAACACTAGATATAGTTCCTGTAGCTTCACTAGTTAAAGATAAATCTCTTGCAGTTTGCCAGGCTGTAGCTGTATCTGCATTTCCAGTAAGGTCTCCAGTTACATTTCCTACTAAATTTGTGTTTATTGAACTTGGTAATCCTATTGTAGCAGTTTGACCTGTTACAGCAGTTGTTACTTCGTTAGGTGTTCCTATAATATTTAAAGACTGAGTGTTAAGGTTAACATCCCCTGACCCAGTGTCTCCTGTTATGTCTAAATCTGAGGCTGCGTCTAGTGTATCTACATACTGAGTAGTAGCTAATTTAGTACTAGAGTCTCCTGCAGTTTGTGTTGTTCCTGTAGTATTGCTAGGAATAATTAATTGACTAGGAAAGCCTAAACTTAAACCTTGAGCATTTGCTGTTGATTCTATTTGATTTGCTGTTCCTGTTACTGCTAAAACTTGAGTGTTTAAATTTACGTCTCCAGTCCCACTGTCTCCGCTAAAATCTAAGTCTGAAGCTGCGTCTAAAGTATCAACGTAAGCCGTTGTAGCTACCTTAGTAGAATTATCCCCTGCACTTTGAGTAGTAGCTGTAGTCGCTGTGTTTATAGTTCCGCTTAGGTCTCCTAAGAAAGTTGTACCTGTATAAGAACCGCTAATAGTTATATCGTCAGGAAGTCCAATAGTTAAAGTAAATCCTGTAGAACTAGTTACAATTTCGTTTGTCGTTCCTAGTACATTAAAACTTTGTGAGTCTAAATCTACTGCTCCTGGAGTTCCGTTGTCTCCAACAAAGTCTAAGTCTTGAGTAGTTACGTGAGTATCTACATAATCTCTAACTGCTGCCGAAGTAGGAAGGGAAGTGTCATTATCGTTATTAGATATGCCGTCTGCCTCATTAACAAGTTTATTGATAGTCACAGCTGTAGAAGTGCCTTTAAAATTAGCAAATTCTAGAGTTCCAGTAGACTTGAGGTCTCCGCCTGTGTTTAAATATACACCTGAATTATTCCCTAACCCATCCGACAACTGTTTAAGAGCTCCAGACAAAACATCATTATCTGCAGTTTTTATTAAACTTTTATACGTTAAACTTATTTTATTTCCTGTTAGTGTACTCATTTTTTATTTTTTTTAGATAAACTAATAACTTTTTAAAGTTTGTTTTTTTTATATTATATTCTTTTTTCATAATACCCATCCTACCCAATTAGCTTGTCCGTCTGGGTACATATCGTCATTACTGTTTGAATAGTACTCAGGAAATTTAGTCGAAGCATTATAATTCATATAGTCGATAAATCTTCTAGTATAGAAATCTGCATAGTCTCTATATTTTTGTACTAAAAAATCTATCTCTTCTTTTGAAGGTAAGTCTGCATTTTCAGAACGATGTCTATAAGTTCCTCCTTGCTTAACTGCAAAATTAGAAAACGGTAGGTAGTCGACCATAGCAAACATTATAAGCATAGGCTGTACATAATCATTCACTAATAAAGTATAGTCAGGATTTGCACCTGGTGTTAAAGTTCCTGCAGTAATTAATTCTGCAATTTTGTTGTATAACTCAGTACCCAAATAATTTTGAATGTGCATTTGTTGGGCTATCTTAATAAATGGAATTAGCTTGTCCGTGTCTACTGACCCATCTATTATAGTATTTCTTACTAAGTCCGTTCTCGATATAAATAATGCTGTAGCCATTTCTTTTATTTTCTATAATTAGGGTCTAAGCTCCACCAGTCGTTTTTAGGCTGTGCAACTTGAGCAACTTCAGGGACGTTAGTTTCTATTTGAGCTTCCTTTTTTAGACTTGGGTCTAGAGCTGCAATTTTTCGTCTTGCTTCCGCTACTGTTATTCTTTCGTTGTTTTTTCTTAAGTAAGTTCTACGTTCCCAATAGTGTTGACAATTAACTCCACCTTTGTAAAGCCATAAATTATATGTGTTTGAACCTTTAGGAGCTAACTCTGAATTATCTGAGCTTTCTTTATCTAAATCCTCCATACGGTAAACTTTTTTTGCTGCCCACATTTTCTGACAAAATTCTCTTTGAGGATTATTACTACCGTAGTATCTATATCTTACTTTTATTATGCTAGTATCTTGAGAGCTTTTTTTGTTTGGAGTACTAGTTGGAACTGAAGCTAAGTCTGTAGCAAAGTTTAAAGACTCATTTAAAATTTTATCATATTCATTAGCAGGTCTAGAATCAATTAATTCGTAACCCTCCATTTCTTCATTTTCTCCTTTGTCCTGTAACTCTTCTAGAATAGCCTTAGTTAAATTTTCTGTAATATTTAAAGGAACACAGTTAGGAACTTCCTTTCCGTCTTTAATTTTAGTGCCTATTTGTTCGTACCCATCCCAACAAGGAGTTTTAAGATCAGTATGTTCTTGACAAGGCATATAGTAAGTTTTACCATCTTCTTCGTGTTCGTGGTAACCCATACATCCCATTTCGTTAGCTTTGTTTTCTGCTTCCTCTATAGTTTCGTAAACTTCTTTTCCGTCTATTTTTTTTAAACTAAACTTTTGTCCTGTCTCTTCTTCTATTTGTTCTTGGTTAGTAGCATTAGATAAGTCGTTAAATTCTAAAGGTTGTAGCGTTTTAAAGTATAAATTAAGCACTATCTCGTTGTAGGCTAGTATATCATCAAAAGCGTTTAGTAATAGTTGCTGAAAAGGTCTAATAACTGTATTATCCATAAGCGTTGAAGCAGTAACGATTTCTTCTGCATTATTTCCGAATCCTGTCATATCCTTAATTCCAAATAAAATTGGACTAGTAACTCTGTGAGCTACCATTATTTTTCGCATAGACTCGTTAGATAAAAACTCATATTGCTGAGGAGCGTCACTTAATTGAACAGCCTCCATAGTAGCAGCAGAGTCTGCATTGTCATTAAAAGCTAGTATAAATCTACCTGCGTTTGATGTTCCCTGGTATTTTGCAGCTATCTTTTGTTCTATAATATTTCTTTCCTCTTCTGTCGGAGTTCCGTTGTTAAAGTTTAAAAGCATTGAAGGAGCTAATCCATTCATTATATTGTTTAAATGATAGTTAGCTATTTCCTCTTCTAGTTCTGCGTATTGTATTCCTCCTTGGTAATCTACAGGACTGTAATATTTAAATCCTGCTCTATAAGGTTTTATGTATAGTATTTCAATTTCACTTCTAGAAGTTCCAAATACAGGTATTCTTTCTAAAAAGTCTCCTTGTTGATACTCTTCCCAGTCATAAAAATAATAGTAAGCAGGTATTTCTCCTTCTTCGTTACATTTTTCTGCTCTTAAAGTTTCTATTGGTATGTGTTCTACTTGGGCTATTCTCGATCTGTCTTGAGTGTATATAATTTGCATAGCACATTGACCCATTAATTTTAAGTCACTTGCTAGTTTCATTTGCATATCCTCAGAAAGCATAGACTTCATTTGAGCATACTCTGCAGGTTTTCTATTTGAGTCTGTAGCGTCTAAATAGCGACCTACTATCATTTGAGAAATACCATTTATAAGAGCGTTATTTGTAGCAGACCCATTATACCTATCAATAAGAAATTGAAAATAGTTATTGTCTCCTCCGTATTGAACCCACTCTTGATTAGATACTTCTTTGACTTCAGGAGTAGTATAAGTGCTTAATTGTAAAAAATTAACTTTCATATTAGTATATTATATAATCATTATTTCCAGAAGTGTTTTCTATATATAATCCTTGGTTCATATCATAATAATTATTCGTTTCTTGGTCAATAGTTTGATCTGTACAAAATATTTTATCTCTAAAAATAACAGTTCCACTAGTGTTAGAAATTTTCAAATCATAAAACCTTCCTTCTTCTAGATTAAGATTTATTGTAATATACATCAAATCATTTGTTATTACAATTCCTGCTTCGTCTTCCCAGTCATAATTAGCTAACTGCCATTCTAGAGTATTTGTATTCCACTCGCTACCTGTTGTTAAAACACATATTTGCTCATTAGTACTTTCGTCTCTTATACAAATCTCTGCGTCAGTTACATACTCTCTAGGTATTACGCTAAATGTTTGTTCTGCAGTAGAAGTTGTTAAAACTATCATTTACTTGTTTAATAGTATAACGTAATAATTTCACATTTTGCATAATAAATATTAATAAAAAGAAAAAGGGCTATAAAAGCCCTAATCCTAATCTAAACACAGAAAAAAACTTTTTATGCAGGGTCTATAGAAGAACCTATAACTAAAGCACTAATAACAGCACTTGCACAGAAAAAAGCAGGTAATTGCTCTTGAGCTGTGAATGTTAAATTGAATCCAGTGAAATCTGCTAAAGCAGTTCCAGTTCCGATAGTTCCTGCAGATACATCTGCTCCATTGTAAGCTCCAACTAAAAAGTAATTAGAATTAAAGTCCTGAACAAATACGTGAGGATTTCCTTTAACTACGTCTTGCAACTCAGCTTGAGTATCTTTGTCTAATTTTTGTAATTGAATATTTACATTTTGGTCATAGTAAACTGTTCCATTTTCAGCACTTGCTGTAATAGTTTCCTCCATTCCTGAAGAACCAGGTTTTACTAAGTATTGGTAAGCTGCAGGAGTCTCACTAATAGTGGTAACTTCTGCTCCAGTAAGTGCCAAAGTACCTAGTGCTCCAAAGTCTACTAGTATAATACTTTTAATGCCACCTACCGACTTCAAACACGGAAGATTTCTTCCTGTCGATAATATTGAACAACTCATATTTATATATTTTTGTAAAAAAAAAGGGTAAGTAGGTTGTCCCCACCTACCCTAAATTTTTGGTTAATTTAATTATTAAGAATAAACTACAACGTCAGAAGAGATACCGTAATTTACAGAACCAGAAAATCTTGCGATAATTCTTGCGTTTTGTGAACCATCTAAGTCCCCCATATCTAGAAGTTTAACTTCATTCAAATTTCCTACTAGAGAAGTTCCAAAATAAATATTAGATTTCTCTGCAGCAAACATAGTGTTGTCTTCCATTCCTTGAGCAACGAACACTTTTACTCCGTCAAAAGATAGTGAACCGTTATTCCACCATTGAGTTCCCATAGAATTTGTACCTGCAGCACCTAGTCCGTTAGCTCCGAATCCACCTAAAGCTCTTACATAAGCTCTAGCTACATTTTGAGAAACGTATAAGTATAGGTCTTCTTTTCCATATAAAGCAGCAGGAATTTGATCTACAACTAGACCCATCTGAGCTATTACGTTTGCAGAATCAACTGCAGCAGAAGCAATTTTTTGAGCAGCAGGGATAGAAGCGTCAGCAGCAGCTAAAGTTACTAGACCGTCATATTCTCCTGGATTAGCGTTAACACCAGACCAGATAGTTTGCTCTGTTTTTTGAGCAATTTCTGCAGCAACGTGAGCTAAGATAAATCCTGCAAATGTCGGAGGCATATTTTTAAATCCACTGAATCCCATCTCTTGAGCTTCCCAGTCAGATAAAAAGTCTTGCTTACATAATTGTAAGTTTACTTGTAAGTTAGAAGGCTCTAGGATTCTCTCAGTTAAGTCAATAGTTGACGTAGGAGTAAAATCACAGGTTGCATCTACTACTAACGAATTAGTAGAAACTTTTTTGATTACTTCTTTGTAGTTAATATTCGGTTTTACAGTTATTCCACCATCTTCAATAGTACTTGCACTTAATAAAGCTGCAGCTATATATTCGTTTGCGAATACTCCTGCGTAAGTAGTAGTAATATTAGTTGTAGTAGCTAAATTTACATTTCTTTTCATTTTATTATTTATTTTTGATATTATTTAATTTAGACAGAACTCTATCCATAGTTGTTTGAGGTCTGTTTTGTCCAAACGCTAATCCGTCATTTTTTTGGTTAGACGGTGCGTGAGCTAGAGGTTTTCTAGCAGGAGTTTTTGACATTTTTTCTTTTACTTTGTCTACTTCTCCGTATTTCTTTTTTAACTCTTCAATTTCTTCTTTAACTTCCTCGATAATAGGACTTACTACTTCTACTACTGCAGCTATAATATCCCCTAATTCAGGAGCAACTTCTTCAGGAACTTCAACGATTATTTCTTCTTCTAAGTCTTCTTTTACATCTTCTCTTTCATCTTTGATTCCGTCTTTGTATCCTTCTTCTTCTGCTTCAGGTACAGTTTCTAGTCTTACTTCGTCTATCATTCCGTCATCCTTTACAATTAACATACGACCATCTTCGATCATATATTCCCCTGCAGGAAGTGGAACTTTTTCGTCTTCGTCTGTTATGATAAAAACGCTTTCTCCTTTGTCATAGCTATCGGCAAATATTCTAGTACCGTTGTCTAAGACAAGTTCTTCTAGTTCAACGTTAACTCCTAGGAGCGTGTTGATCTTTTTTAACATTTCACTTGCTTTCATTATTTATTATTTATTTATTAATGTTTATTCTATACTATTAGCCTTATTTATCATATTAAGAATAGTACTTTCGTTCTCGTCTTGTTCTCTGTATTCCTCTTGCATATCTATAAAAATTCGATCTGCATAATTATATATTTCTGAATTGTTAGGGTCTATACCTAATTCGTCAGATAATTGTTGATATGAGTTTAGTTTTTCTTCTAGATTATCCATTTTAATTTTAAACTCTGAATAGTAATTATCAAAGCCTTCAAACTTTTCGTAGAACTCGTCAGCTAATCTTTTAAAAGAAATATACTCGTCATAGAAGTTTATAGCCTCTCCGTATGCAGTTTGATACTTTTCTCTACTTACTAACTCAGCTTCACTTAAAGCACTATCTAAATCGTTTATAGCAGCTAGTTCTAATTTGTTTTCAGCTTTTAGAATAGCGAAGACTTGGTTGTCTTCAGAATATAACTTATTTAGTATGTTTTTAAATGCGTTCATATTAT